GTGGGATTTGAACAAGAAGTTCAAATATTGCATCATGCAACGGACGAAGCATCCATTGCGTGAAACAATCTACCATAGCAAACACCCTCGCCTTCCCCGCTGCCTCAAGCTTAACGTCAAGCTTACCAAGCCCGTGGAAAGTTCCACGGTGCTTCGGCGGCTCCTTGCCCTTAGTCCAAGTGTCGATACGGTTAAGCATCCAAATGGAGCCAGTCATCTTACTCCAATCCTCAAGGATCGGATATAAGAGGCTGTGCTTCCAAATGAGCGCAGTAACCGATATCGCACCTGGGGATGTTGAGACGGTAGTAAGGCTTTCGCTTTGCTTCATCTCAGCACCCGGCTTAACTGGAGAGCTCTTGGCAATCAAGAAAGGCTTAGCCCTCAGAGTTTTAACAAACTCAAGGGGGTCCTTTAATCCATCGAGTATTCGCGCGCGGAAACGCGCCAATAGTCCAGGGATGAAGTGAGATCTCAAGAAGAAAGAGAACTCACTCAGAAGCTCCGGTGACACCGGAGCCCCAGATTCCGTAATGGTGTTCAATTTTAAGACGTGTGGGATTTCAAGTACTCGGTATATACCGAATAATGTCATCCACGCACGAATTACTCTTGCCTCACCTTTACGGATCCGGGCCCGCATTTGAGCAGGTATTATCCGAGGGCAACCAGTCTTAGTCCTTGATGGCCGGATCCCAAAAGATCCGACATCAACTAATCGCTGACCCCCCACATACTGCTGCAAGAGAATGGAACAAGTCTTACAATATAATAAGGCTTGAGCCATACCTCCTGACTTATACAGTCTGTGTACTGCTCTGACGAATACGAAGATCACCTTGATCCACGAACGGTTAATGCTACCTCCCACTAATGGGATGATTCGTGAGAACCACCCCAAAAGTGGACGGCCTGCTTTTACACAGACCATGCCATTAAACACTTTCTCTACGCCGAGCCTAGCTGATAAGGATGATATATATTCAATTCTTGTCATTAGGTGGTGTACTGAAAAGATGTTTAACCTTCAGTTTTCCTCCCTCTTCAGGAAGGAGCTGCAGGCACCCTTGGTAGGGATGGTACAAAGTAACCATTCTGGCTTCACTGTTGTTATCTCCTACGTTAGTAAGAACCCCTTTC